TATAACAATGAGAAGAGAAGGAATTATTTTAATAACCTATCGGATGAAGAAAAGCAGATATACCGAGATAAACGTAATTGGTATGCAAAGGCATCTGATGAAGTTAAAGAAAAGCATAGACAGAAAACCATAGATCAAATGGCTAATCGTACTAATGAAGAGTGGGATGAAATTAATAAGAAGAATTCAGAAGGATTAAAAAGACATTGGCAGAGTGTATCTGATGAAGAAAAAGAAAAACGTACTGCAAATATGCGTATTGCATTTAGATCATACATTAACTCGTTAACTCCTGAAGAGAGAAGTGATAAGTCTAGACTAGCATATTTAAATTCATCAGATGAATGGAAAGAACGCTTGTCACAGTTTATGAAATCATATAATGCTAATTTATCATCTGAAGAAAAACAAAGACGTATTAAGGCAATGCAGGAATGGCATAATAATTTATCTACAGAAGAAAAGGAAAAGTTATATTATAGAACACATCAGTGGTTCTATGACTTGACTGATGATGCAAAGAAAGCGTATTCATTATCACGAAGTGAATATTATAATAATCTTACTGATGATGAAAAGACTCGACTTAATAAACTTCGATTAAGTGGACAGACTCAATCAGGTGTATATCGTAAGTTTGTAGAGATGTTCAATAACTCTTATTTGTCAAATGATTATTACTTAGAATCTGAAGTTGTGTGCACTAATCATGAACCACATGTTAGTCATGCATGGGATTGTGGTATATATCGTAAATCAGATAATAGTTTACAGATGTTAGTAGATATAGATGGAGAATATTTCCATGCTGATAAATGTGATTATGATGGTATACATAGCCTTGAGGAATATGATGAGAAGAGATCCTTATCTGTACCTGATGGAGTTAAGTATATAATACTCCTTGAAGGATCACTTGGTAATGGATTTAATATGCTTACTAAAACATTGGTACAAGACTATTCATTGTGGATAGATAGCATATTCAAGACTTGTAGAAGTATGCCATTTCCTGAATTACATTATTCTGCTTTGGAATTAATTAAATCATATAATGCGTTATTACGAATGGATTGTAATGACAAGTATCATCAGTCATTGTCACTGAATACCAGAGTAGGTGATAGATTAATTCAACACTTTCATCCATCCATATACCATGCTCATGCTAAGAATAAACCATCTCCATATGATGCATGGTATAATGATGAGTTATTGAAGAAATGTATAGAGAATAGAGTAATATATCAGAATCATCTGAATCCTAATAAAATACTTCAAGGATTCAATGTATCCAAGATAGCACCTAAGGTTTCAGTATTCTCGGCTGGTAGAGCTAAGCTGCTAATCAACAAATACTTGAGTGAGTATAATGAAATCTTTGATCCGTTTAGTGGATTTAGTGGTAGAATGTTAGGAGCTATATCATTAGGCAAAACATACATTGGTCAGGATATATCTCCAATACATGTTATAGAATCCAATCAGATTATACAATTCTTGTACAATAGTTGTATTACATTTGATGCATCTATTATATGTAAAGAAGTACTGCAGTCAACTGGAGAATATGAATGTCTGTTTACATGTCCACCATATTCTGATAAAGAACAATGGGAAGATGTTGTGGTAGACAGTAGAACGTGTGATGATTGGATTGACGAATGTTTATCCCGATTCAAGTGTAACGCATACTTATTCGTAGTTGATAATACATCCAAATACACTGACAACATAGTTGATGCAATTAATAACAAATCCCATTTGAATTCCAACAATGAGCTTGTAATCCTGATTAAACGATAAACAAAATTAGGGAGGCAAGATGCCTCCCTAATTTATTTTTATAGAGCATTACTTGAATTTTATTTCATCTTTGATCTTACGCTTCAACTCTACCATTATCTTCATTGCAGCTGATATTGCGATTACACTAGAAACCATTCTTCTTGCCACAGTTCCAGGAGAAGTTAATAATGATACCTCTTCATCTGGTCTGAATTCAGAATAAGGCTCATAACCTTTGGGGATTACTTCGGATATAATCTGCTTGTTAGCAGAATAAAGTGCAATCTTATCTCCTACTCCTGCAACATCATCATGTTCAATATATATTTCAATAAGAACATCAATACCCTTGTAACCCTTAATAGAGTTATATTTATTCTTGATAGGTTCAGTTGAATCTGTTAAGAAGTAACCTGCTTTCATGGGTGAGTCACTATCATCATACTGCTCGAGGAATTTCTTTTTACTATTACCCTTGTCAAAATAATCCTGTACGACTTTTCCAAGAGATTCAGACAGATTACTTGGATCCAATAAAGTATATACCTTGATATCAACTACTTTACCTGCATGACCTGCCTTGATTTCATTCTTGGTTTCTTCTGTTAATATCTCCTTATTTTCCTCAGAAAGTTTACTAAGGTATTTACTTATTTCATCATCTTCTACTGAGCTGTTGAACTTGATAAGTGGATCTCCAATCGAAACATGATCACCTATCTTAACCATACTCAGGATAATATGATTACGCTTGAATTTACCAGTCTCTTGATAAACGATAGATGTCTTCATACGTTCAGCAAGTGTTTCTGTACATATACCGGCATCCTCATATGTATTATAAGAAGACATAAATGCCATCTTAGTAAGAGGACCAATACAATATCGGAGACCATTCAGTTTAGAATATCTGAAATATTTATCATGGTATGCAAGAGGTTCATTCTTTTTAAACTTCTCTCCAATCTTGGTGTGTGTTGCTGTAAGCTGATTAGATACAAAGAATCCACTGCCTGCATTATTAACCATTTCAGGTTTAATATTGATAGCTTTAGTTTTTCCTGAGGCATACTTTACTACAACAAATCCAACATCTTCGTTATAGTCGATTACTTCACCATCTTCTTCAGCATTAACGACGAAGTCATCTGATAACTCGAACTGCACTGCTTCATCATATCCGTTAGATACTAATGAAGGAACTGCATCTGCTACAGGTACAACATGACCTGACTGCTTGATTGCTCGTATATATTTATACGACCTATGACTTTCGAAATAGGACTGACTACATATTCACACTATATTCTGTTACCAAATATAATGTGCTACACGTTTCGCTACTTGCATATGCTTTCGCTACTCTACTCACTTCTTCACATGAATATTTCGTTCATGTTATGTTTTCGATAGTCTATGAATGTTAATCTGCCTTATGCAGATTAATAACTGCGGATTGACCATATATCTTCATGCTTGTTACCATCTCTGAGTGATTAGTTCAGCCGCTATGATATCACTACCATAGTTTGGTACATGAAGCTCTTAGGCATCCATATCATTACCGATACAGATAGAGTCTTTATTTTAATTCGTATATGACTCTCTTTCCCGTCATTATGTGTAGTTTAACCTCGACAACATCAAGCCGTTATTTATCGAGGAACGAATTGGATCATCCTTTCGGATAGTACCAGGAGTAAGTAATTCTTGAGGACTAAATAAGTTGACATCCTTTAATTCATCAGGATCATCTACTTGATCACGGAATCCTCTTGCGTTTACGATAGTAGGTTCTACTGTAAGTTGTTTATCGATACCAACGTTTGCATTAGGGGAGGTGGACATACCAAGTTTACCGATAGCTGATGGGTCATAAGAACGTTTTGCCTCATCATATGAATATTCAGAGTTAGAACCTTTATAACCTCGAGTTGATATTGTATGAGCCTTACCAACTTCAATAACAGGATTAAGTGTAGAATATGCTTCTACAGTTTTCTCTGTTATTAACTTAGATAATACGCAATTCTGTTTAAGGGTCATTGGTATTCTATGACCACTATTAACATATAACTTGTACTGTGCAGCAATACATGAATACAGTATAGATGGGATCATCTCTATTGAACGTGTACGATATGATTTGTCAGATGCCTTGGATACGAATACATTATCTGATAATAACTTAACAGCATGAATCATTAATCCTGCAGAATCATCAGGAATGAATAATGTCTTGCATACATCCTTGGTAATAGGATCAATTAAGAATGGATAGAATGCTTTCAATTCATTGATACCATTATATGATCCAAAGATACTATATATGTAGTCATTATAACAGATCTCTGTATCGAAGTCTTTGAACTGAAACTTTTCTGGTTGCATCTTACTAATACCATTGAGAATTAATTCTGCAAATGTTTTACTTTCATATGAAAGTACACCGTCTGCAAATCGAATATATTTAGTAGCAGATGTTGACTGTGGAACTCTCTTCATATTAGGATCAAAATTCCATTTCATTCCCATTTTATCAAGAGTCTTTGAGAGACCGATCCATACAATGAGAGTTGTTACTACTGGTAAGAATTGACCAGCAAGTTTTCCTTCAACATACATGGTCTGTTTAGGTGCTTTGATGGAAGTAAATATTGCATGATTATTATCATCCAGATTTTGTTCTATTATGTCTGCAATTGTACGTCCCATCCTATCGAGACCTGAGTCTTCATCAATCAATATAGGAATACCCTTTTCTGTACCGATGAAGAATTCATTTCCTTTAATTTCCTTAGGAATTTTATCAGAGAGATGTTCATTGATATAATCTCTAGAGAAATAAAGCTCACAATTACCGGAAGAATATTTAAATATTCTTCTAGAAATTTCATCATATTCTAGTGATGAAATATATTTCATGTTTCCTTTAGAAGAATCGCCGACTGTAAATATTTTACTATCACCAGTTTTCTTCATCAGTGAGAAAATACGTTCAATACTACCAAGTGACTTAGTCGCTTTACGTTGAATGGTAATCTTGTTATAATTGGTTGTAAGAATAACTGTATTTGGTGTGTCTTTTACTAATGGATTATAAAAGTTCTGTTTAAGTATAATCCATTTGGTTCCATTGATAAACATGAATCTATCATTTTGGAATTTAGGTATGTCGACTTTAATAGTATGCTTTTTCTTATTCTCATCGACTAATGATACAGTCCATGTTTCTTTGAGATTCAGTGAATCGGATGTATCCTTGATCTCGATATTGGTAATATAAAAAGGAGATTCCTTATCCTTGAGCATATCGAAACATGCCAGAAGATCTTTAGTTAGTAACTCATCGATATAAGTTTTATCAAAATTACTAAATGTCATTTTCTGCATATTTTTGTTGGATGTATGCATGACCGATGAAACATCATCTGACTTTATAGGTACATTAGATGCATCTCTAGCAATAACTTCTTCAATAGTAGAATTCTTGATAACTACTTTCTTTTGAGCTTCTCTTAATTTAGCATCACGAGCAGAGTTAACAGGAGCAGTTTTTGGATTTTTAAGAGGAGCTGTATTGTCTTGAATGTCATCGAGTACTTCTTTAACTATCTCTTCGTCATCGCTTAAAACTTCCAGAGCAGCTGATTTGATATCATATTCATATTCCTCAACATCTTCATTATCCTCAGGATAATCATCATCGTCTTCATCATCAATCAATTGACCAGTGGCAAATGTTAGTGGTTCATATCCCATTGACTTAAATAACTTTTCTTGTTTAGCAGTCAATGGTGTCTTCTTTAGATCAAGATTAACTAATGATGCTTTGAATATATCTGTCTCGGGTTCTGGTCTGGATACACCGGCTTTCTTTAATTCTGCATCTACTTTTTGAATATCATTAATTCGAGTCTTAAGTCTATCCTCAACAGCATTAACTAACGTGCTCTTGGTAGTAGCTGAGAGATTTTGTGTATACGGACTTACAGCATCTGCAACTATAGTAGATACTAACGTATCTTTTGCGGTTATGTCAATTTCATTTTTTTCTTCATCAGGTAAAGAATTTGTATAATCATCTAAGTTAGCATTCAATAACCTAAAGAGACATCTCTTAAATTTATTAAAGTCCTGCTTAGCAAGATGAGCAGGGTTAAACTTCATAAACATGTTTCTTCGACATATTAGGAAATCTATATCGATTCCAGAATTAGTAAGATCTCTACTTCTAAGATATGCAAGATATAATAAGTACAGTGGATTAGCCTTATTATCTTTCAATGGAGCTCCCGGTTTAAAACCGAATGTATCTACATCAATAATCATAATACGCTGGTTGCATCCTGGTTTATCCTTGAGAGTAGGATCCGGAGTCATACCTTTTATAATACCCAACATTGCAGGAAAGAATTCCGTATAAAGTCTTTTGACAGGCAGTTTCTGTATAATTGGTGCTACATTAGAATAGATGTCTGATACGGAGAAGAAAAGGTTCTCAATACTACTCATCAGATTACGAGTAACATATGGTCTCAATTTAGTTGTAGATGTGATGAGTTTATTTCTCTCAACTCTTAATTTGGTATTGTTAAATTTGTAACGTCTACCCATAAATGATCCACGAGATATCCAAGGATAGAATATTCGTTTGTATGTAGGAGGAATTACAAAATGATCATTATCAAGCATCTTTAGAGAATTCTCAAATGTATCAGATAAAAGATAGATAATATTTCCTTTACCATCAGGGAGTCTTAATCTCCTAACATATAATCTATTTTCTTCTGCATTAATATATCTGAAATTCTCATTCAGATATCCGGTTTCATAATCTAAAAGATATGCTCCATAATCTAAATTATTGAAATCAATTTCAGATCCTATCATGATAAATACCACCCTTCATGTTATTAAATTGATATTAAGAAGCTGTAATTCTGGATACGAAATATGATACACAATTATAATATTTAGATATGAGGTGATATTAATGTGCGAGAAATTAGCTTTAACTGAAGATACTTTAACCAAAATAGTATCTGGCATAGCCAGTAAGGTTAGTTCTAAATATGCAACTAAAAGTGTTGCTACTCAATCATCAGCTGGTTTAATGTCAGCATCAGATAAAAAGAAACTGGATGGTATTGATGATAATGCAACTGCAACTAGTGGTACACTCACTGGTGTATCTGTAAATGGTACATCTGTAGCTACTAGTGGTGTTGCTAATATTACATCTGTACCAGCATCTATACTTACTGGTAGTATTCCATCTGCAGTTACTGCTACTACACAATCAGCTAGTGATAATTCTACTAAGATTGCTACAACTGCATATGTTACTAATGCAATCAATACGATCAATGCATCTAATTCTTCTTCAAGTAATCATTATACTAGTAAGAATGTTGTTGGTACAACTACAGCAACTACTAATACTACAACAGCACTTACAAATGGTAATGTATATTTGAATGGTGTTGATAATGGAACTGTAACATCTACTCATAAGATTAGTGGTACTGGTGGTGCAACAGTAACTACTGATACTAGTGGTAATATTATTATCAATGCACCATCTACACCATCAGTTGTAACTCAATCGGCTAATGGTTTAATGAGTGCTGCTGATAAAAAGATTATAGACAGTTCTGGTAAATACGCAACATGTGCAACCGCATGTAGTGATGTAGCTAAGGTAGTTACACTGTCTAACTTTGTACTCCAAGCAGGATCACATCTCTACGTTAAATTTACAGATACTACTACAACCAAGCCAACTACCGGAGATATCACTCTGAATGTTAACGGTACTGGTGCCAAGAATGTATATGTAAGCCAAGCATTCTCGTCCTTCTGGAAAACAACATATTCTCATGCGCTATTCTTCTACAATAATCAGGTTCATGAATTTATGTATGATGGTACACAGTGGGTTATGTTTATTGGACGCGACAATAATACAACATATTCTAACCTTAGCCTTGGTCAAGGATATGGAACTTGTACTACTAATGCGACAGCCGAGGTTGTAACATTAGCATCATATCCTGTTTTTTCGTCTACTATAGTAGGTGGTATAGTATCTGTTAAGTTCACTTATGCAGTACCTGCATCAGCAACGATGAATATTAATAGTAGAGGAGCTAAGCCTATATATTTCAGAGGTGCAGCTATAACAGCAGGTATCATTGATGCTGGTGATATTGCCACATTCATGTATGATGGTACTAACTTTATATTACTGGCAGTTGATAGCTCTGCGTATGTTACATCGTTGACTAGTACACAAATCCAAACTATCGTTGACAATGCTTTTGCATAATATCAAAAATATAGTATAAAGGAGGCAGGTTACCTCCTTTATATAAAAGAAAGACAAGGTGGTTGATTATAATGAGCAATAAAAATATAATGTTGAATGAATCCACATTCCAAACTATGCTAAATTCTATCGCCACAAATTCAGACAAAAAGTATGCAACTAAAAATGTTGCTACTGTAACTACAAATGGTCTTATGAGTGCTGCAGACAAAATGAAACTCGACAACATCGATTTAGAATCACTTGGTTCATCTAGTGGAGGTAGTTCATCATCTGATAATCTGTACGTTGTATATGGATTTGAACTCGATCAATCTGAATCTGATCCCAGCAAGATGATTACCTACATAGGTGCAAATTCTAATTTTACTGCTGCACAGATGGATACTGAAACCGGTATAATGGATTATGGCGACTGGGCAGGTGCGTGGTTTATTCAGAATATCAAGCCAGTAGTGCTTAAATTTGATGGTAGTATCAAGTATGAGCTTAATCCAAATGATTACTCAAAAACTATTGATGGTAGTTCAGTTAACATTACTAGTGAAAATTTAGGTGGTAATGTGATGGTAGGTATTCCTACAGTATGGATCAAAATAGATACTGATACCGATTCATCTAAACCTAAATTCTATTTCTCTAATAAACAAGTAGATGAAACTTATCATGCTTATGCTCATACCAATGCAGATGGTACTATTATTCCGTATGCATATATGTGTGCATATAACGGATGGGTAGATTCATCAGGTAGACTTAGGAGTTTATCAGGTAAAGCTCCCACCACAGATCAAACAGGAACTGATCAGATTACTGAAGCCAGAGCCAATAATCCTAGTGATTATTGTATATGGGATCTGAATGTGTTAGCAGATAGGCAGCTTATCACACTCTTACTTATGCTTATTGGTAAGAACTGTGATACACAAGCTCAGTTTGGTCAAGGTAACACACAAGGCTATAGTACAAATAAATCAACAGATACAACTGATTCATATGGCGTACTTGTAACCGGAACGATGGATTCAAAAGGGTTGTTCTATGGTAAGTCAAATACGATCGAAGGTGTTAAAGTATTTGGTATTGAACATTTCTGGGGTAATCTCTGGTGGAGAACTCACGGACTCATTAACGTCAAAGGAAATATTTATACAAAACTTACTAAAGGTACAGAGGATGGTTCTACAGCTGAAGATTATAATACAGATGGAACTGGTTACATTAAGATAGGAGCCGTACCATCAAAAAGCGGTTATATATCAGAGATGTATGTTAATCAATATGGATTGTTTATAAAGACATGTGGAAGCGGATCTGCAACGACATATTATTGTGATTCTGGATATACATCTACATCAACATCCAATACGTATTTTGCCATCTTTGGTGGTCGCTCGTACAGTGGTTCGTATTGTGGTTGTTTCTCCGGCCACCTGGACTATTCTGTCTCGGATTCCTACTGGAGCTCTGGCGCGGGCGCCTGTTGTAAACCTTAATATTATATCGAACTAAAGGAAAGGGTGAATCACGAAGTGAGAGGGGAAACGAGGCGTGTCCCCATTATTGCAATATTCAAGAATTGATATTGCTCAAAAAATAAAATATCACATAATGATTACATATAAATTAATATTATAAGAATAAGCCCAGAGATGATTTATGATTCCAATCGGGAGCAAATTATAAACACGAATAAGCAATAATATATATATTTGCTTTTATACATATATTATAATAGGCAATGAATGCCAAAGGGCATCACGAAGCGACACCTTGCCATCTTTGGTGGTAACTCGAACAATGGTTCGAATTGTGGTAGTTTCTACTGCAACCTGAACTATACTGTCTCGAATTCCAACTGGAACTATGGCGCGGGCGCCTAAATATATCCTTAAAGCGGTATCTTTTAATGCTTCGTGATGTCCTGTCCTCTTGGACAAAATTTGCCTCCAGCTTAAGTGCGATTCGTTAGTAGCTTGTCGAAAGCGAACGGAGAGGATATAAATCACCTCACAACCAACAAGGAGAATTATATAACTATGAAAAGTTATAAACATTTATATGAAACTTTTATCTCGGAAGAAAATATAAGATTAGCCATTATTAAGGCATCGGTCGGTAAGTTAAAGAGAAAAAGTGTAAAACGTATCGTGAATGACATCGACCATCAAGTCGGTGTGATTCACGACCTTGCTGTCGATTTTCACAATGGCAAGTTCAAATATAAGACAGTACATGACGTTGGTGCAAATAAAGATAGAGACATTGTAGTACCTCCATTCAAGGATCAGATTATACACCATATGGTTGTTCAGACTATGCATGAGATGCTTACTAAAGGCATGTATAAACATACATATGCATCTATACCTAAGCGAGGATTACATAAATGCATGAAAGCAGTTAAAGGTACTATTCAGAATCCTAACCACTCAAAGAATATCAAATATTGTGCCAAGTTAGACATCAGAAAATGTTTTAATTCCATAGATCAAGAATTGTTAAAGAAGAGACTTGCAAAACATATTCATGATGAGAGATTTCTTAAAATATTAAATGAAATTGTAAGTGCTACTGATAGAGGTCTTCCACTAGGGTTCTATACGTCACAGTGGTTACTCAATTGGATGCTTCAAGATCTTGATCATTACATTAAAGAAGATTTGCATGTTAAGTATTACTTTCGATATATGGATGACATGGTTCTATTCGGATCCAATAAACGTAAATTACATAAGGCGGTTAAGTCAATATCAGAATATCTCGAGACTAATTATCATCTTCAGCTAAAAGGAAATCATCAGGTTTTCAGATTTGACTATATTAAAAATGACAAACATTGCGGACGTGCACTGGATTTCGTTGGCTTTAAATTCTACCGTGACCGAGTGGTCCTCCGCAAACGGTTGATGATGAAATTAACTCGTAAGGCTAAAAAGATTGAAAAGAAAGGTAAGTTTACTATACATGATGCTCATCAGTTGGCATCCATGTTTGGATGGCTTGACTGGGCTGATGCATATAAAGTATACTCTAAGTATGTAGCTAGTAGTGTTACATTTGCTAAGTGTAAAAGGTACGTTTCACAATATGATAAACGACGTGCTAAACTCGAGAAAGAAGCACATAAGAAAGTATTAACGTAACATATTATACTTTATTAAAGGAGGAACACTATTATGAATCTTGAATTCAAGCAAGTTAATTCCACCGCGAAACCTGCCGACATAGATGATACGTCATCTCATTATGTCGTATACATTCACAAGAACATTGTCGAGCAGGAAAGAATCAATGAAGTTACAGGTGAAAAGATCATTGAATATGTATATGATGAAGCAAAGATCGACAAGGCTGATTATCCTGAATACTTAGAGTCTATTACAATCGAATATGTCCGTAAAACTAAAATGAGCGAAATATCTGCTGCATGTAAAGCAGCTATTATTAATGGTATTGATGTTGAGACATCACAAGGAATCGAACACTTTTCATTACAAGAAACAGATCAGCTTAACTTAATTACTGCTCATGCCGCCGTGTTAGCCGGAGCTGAATCATATAAACATCATGCTGATGGTCAAATCTTCCGTGAGTTTACAGCTAAAGAAATCAATGATATTTATGATGCTGCCAATAACCATAAAGTGTATAACAATATACTTTGTAATTATATCAATAATTATATTCGTACTCTCGATAATGCAGATGAGGTGAACGCCATAACATACTCTGCAGATGTTCTTCCTGAAGATCTTGCAAATAGTTTTGCATCAATAACTGAAACCCTTTCATTAGTAAATTCATCAAAAGAATAAATATAAATATGGATCCCCAACTTTGGGGATCCATATTTTTTGTTTATAGATGATATTTGTATAAGTAAAATTCATAGTATGAAATATCATTGTAACCTGTTGAATAGTTGTTTTTATAGGCATATGCATATGTATTATAATATGCGTAACTATAGCTGGATACTTGATTAATTCCACTACTATTGTATTTCACATAATTGTATGCATAATACAAATAATTTCCTGTACCTGCAGTAGCATTATAACCAATCGTATTAGATGTTGTATACTGATAATATTTATACGCAGTTGCATAATAGTTTGTAAGTATAAGCGTTGCATAATACTTATAAGTTCCAACCACGGAACTACCAGTTCCATATGCCGTGTAAGAGTAAGATTTACTATATGAGCTATACCCCTTTGTATATGTATAACTCACGTTTCCTCCTCCATATACAGGCTTATATCCAGTAACATAATATGTTTTGTTGGTAGTAGCATTGTAGTTCTGAGTTACGACTGTGGTATATGCGGTTATATAAGGCGTAACATATTTATACCCAGTGGCTGTAATTGCTTCCTTTACTGTAGTGGAACCAGTACTGGTGTATGCATATGTATATGTTGCATATAGATTATCAGTTTTATTAGCACGTGAATAATAGTAATAGTATGCATATGCAGTAGGAGTACTAGCATATGAATTCGTAGTATATGTATAATATGCATAATAACTATAATATGTTTGATATGAGTTATAGCCCGTAGTATTATATTTATAATAAGTATAGTAGTTTGCATATGAATATTGAGTTTGTTTACTTATGTAACTATATGAATATGATGATGATATATAATAATATGTGGTATATTCAGGTACCAAATAACTAGCCTCTCCATAGGTATATCTTGGGAAATCATTATATGTCACATCACTGCTGATATCAACATATGACTTCATCAATGTTCGATTGCTACCGTCTGGGACTCTGATAAATACATTAGATGCTAATACAGAATCCTTTTCAACTAGAGGAGTTACTAGTGTTTTGTTGTTAACAAAAACATTTAGACTATCAATATCTGAATTCTTAATAGAATCGAATAATGGATATTTAGAGGTAGTACCTTTGTTATATATATTTATATAATTAACGGGTTTATTACTAAATATCACTGTGTAAATGTTACTTTCGTCAGATATTGAATCATAGTAACATTTTACCTTATATGATATTTCGACCAAGTCTATATTATCATATACTGATTGTGCAAGAGTATATAGTTTGCTAAGATCATAACTCTCACTGGTTGATGATACTACTCCACATGTATTCCATGCTGTTTCACTTTTCAGTTTATACATAATTTCATAAGATGTTTGTGAAGACTCGTCTGAACTCCATTTGAGAGTTGAATCATCAGTATTGATTTTAATATATGCTGATCCAGGTTTAATAATTGTAACCATATTTAACTCTCACTTTCTGTAATCCAACAATACCCATTCACTGGATTGACGGGATCAGAACTTAAAATGTCAATACATGAGGATGTTGCCTTTGTGTCAATTGCTAATAAAATATATTGTGAACCGTTGTAAATGAATGTAGCTATATCACCTGCACCAATTACGCCAGCTGTGATTGCAGCACCTTTGTAATAGATAGCTTTAGAACCTTGGGAGTTAATATTCATCGTTGCTGATGCAGGTACTGCATAAGTAAACTTAACAGATATTATACCACCTACTTTAATCAGATATGATGCTAATGTTACAACCTCGGCTGTCGCATTAGTAGTACAAGTTCCATATCCTTGACCGAATGCAACATTAGTATTTGTATCATAATCATGTGAATGACTTATCCATACCCAGTAGGTTCCATCATATATAAACATTGTATTACGATTTGCATAACCACCCGGCTGAGAATTGCCGGTGTATACCGCATTATTATAGTATATAGATTTAGCACCAGTACTATTGACGTTGATTGTTGGACTTGATGCTGTATTAGTGTATGTAAATTTAGCGCACAC